GTAAACCTGTAGAATTTACAGAAACCCCTGAACTTCCCCCTGAAATTGCAGCAGTACTTAATGAACGTAAAAGTTTGTTAAGTGAAAAAGGTGTTCCAGTTGAACAAACAAAACAAACTGATGCTTGTGCTGCTGCATATTCTGCTGATTCTGAAGCCGCGATACAGAAAATAAAGCATGATGTTGCAACTATGGATCCTAAAGGTTGGAAAGCATGGAAAGAAATTTATGATCCAGAAAATGGAGAAACATCCTCTAGTCCTTTGAAAAAGCTTATGACTGAAAGAGATGCTCTTAAGAAAAGTTTAGCTGAATCAGGAATGTCTTCAGAAAATATAGCTAAAAATCAAGATGTGATAGACTTCCAAAATAAAATAAGTGGTAAACAAGGTGATGGAAAAGAAAAAATTAGTCCACACTTGAGATTAATAAATGAAAGAGATGCATTTGTAAAAGATTTAACTGACTCAGGAGTGACACCTGAAGAAGCTCAAAAAGATCCAGATGTGATAAGTTTTAATAGAAAAATTCTTGGTGAGAATAAAGAATGGGCCCCAACTAGCCATAGAAAACTTATCCTCGAAAGAGAAGATTTAAAAGCAAAATTACGGGAAGAAGGATTAACAGAAGACCAAATTATTGATCATCCAGATGTTATATCATATGATGATCAGATTTCAGGTTTTGATACCACAGTGAGAGGAATGTGGACCCAAGATAAAATTGATGTTTGGGGTGCTATGGCGAATCTCAATAATGGTAAAATACCTTCAGTTGGTCGCGGTAAAAACGCAGGCCTATTAAGGCAAATGATTGCCATGAGTGCTGCTAAGCAAGCCCTTGGAAATCCACAGTTTGGTGGAAAAGAAGGTTTATCACCATCTCAAGCTGCATTAAATGTGGTAGCAATGTCAGCTGATACAAAAGCTATTGGATCTGCAATTAATTTTCTTGAAAAGCAATTTGCGTCTATGGGTAGTTTTATACAAAATATGGATGCCCAAATTGAACGGGTGAATGAAATCTCTGATGATTTATATACTTTTGATGCTAGACTTTTAAATATACCTTGGAGATTTCTTAGAGGAAAGATTGCTGGTAGTCCACTCCAAGCTAAATATGATATGTATCTTGCTGAATTATCCCGTGAAATTTCTAAAATATCTAATGCATCAACTCAATCAATTGCTGCAATGTCCGTTGAAGAAATTAAAGTGTGGGATAGAATTCACGATAAAAACTTGAGTGTAAAAGATATGTTATCCTTGCTGCAAGAAACGCGACATGCAGCCGATCTTAGGTTAACTAGTGTAGAAGACCAGTTGAATAGGACAAGAAGTAAATTACGAACTAGAGACTATGGAGGAAAAGAAACTTATCCTGAGGTTTCTAGCCAAGAGCAATATGACGCCTTAAAGTCTGGGGATACTTACATTAATAAAAGTACTGGGAAACAAATGAGGAAACCATAATGCCTGATGAATTTGGTGGAATCGAAATAGCTGAAAAATCTGAGACTGATGAGTTTGGTGGAGTAATAGCTCATCCACCTACAGATCAAAAGTGGGAAAAACCGCTTCCTTTGGGACAGCGCCTTATTGATAACTATGCTAGACCTGTACTTCAAGGACTTGGATCAGCAACAGGTATTATAGTAGGAGGAACTGCAGGAACTGCTGGTGGTCCTGCTGCTCCTGCTACAGTTCCTGCAGGTGCAATTGCTGGTAGTGGATTAGGTTATGCTATTGGAGATGAAATAGCAGATCTTTTACAAGAATGGCTTGGTTACTATGAACCATTGCCTATTATGATGAACCTTCAAGAAGCTGGAGAAAATGTACTTGAAGGTACTGCTTATGAAGCAGGCGGTTATGCTCTTGGACCTGCTGCAAAATTAGCTGGAAAAGGTATTTCAAAGATTCCTGGTGTTGGTAGAATGGGAAAATGGGTTGGCTCTTTATTCCCGAAAACTGATAAACGTGCACAAAAAGCAGCTGGTGAAGTTCTATCTGCCTTTACAAATAAAGGTCCTATAGTTGCTAAAAACATTGAAGAAGCCAGAGCTATTGAGGAACTCATTGGTGGCAATTTTAAATTCGATTTAGGACAACTTACTGGAGATGTAAACGTTGTAAAGTTTATGCGTGAAGGTATTAATGATGCTGGTGATTTAGCAGTTGCACAAGCTGAACAAGCTGCAATCAATACAAGAGCTATTAATGATTTTATTAAAAAATCAAAGGGGAAAGGAACCACCAAAGACTTTATTAAACCACTCTCTTCCAAAGAAGATCTTATTGCTGATGCTGAAGCTATAGCTAAGAGTAATTTAGAAAAACAGCAAGCTGTTAAGACTAGTCAAGTGGGCTCCATGGATATTGGGGGTACGATACGTAGTGAGATGGAGGCAGGAGAAACCGCAGCACGTAAGAAAGCAAGTGAGATGTTTGATAAGGTACCCAACCAGAAACAGATAGTTGATGATCTGTATGATGAATTTAATAAGATCATGAAACCAATGCATGCTGATGAACAACCTGATAAATTTCCAAGAATTCTAAAAAGTGCAATTAAAACCATTGAAGATAGTTTAAAGAAGAGCGGTAAAGACGAACCTACCAAATCTCTTAGAGATATCCAGGGTTTACGAAGTGAGATACTTGAAGATCTTCGAACTGCTAAAGAAAAAGGTATGCCGAGAAGTCTTCGTGCTAGACTTGCAAAAGCTGTTGAAGTAATTGATCAAAAATTAAGTGGTGGTGGTAAAGTTAAACCTGATGAACTAATTTATCATCATTCTAAAGAAAAGTTTATGAGTGGTAAACCTGATAAAGGTTCTGAGGGATACTTTTTCGGAGATGAGGGATTTGAAAAAGATTATGGAGCTCAATGGGGAGATGAACTTTATGCTGTAAAGATACCAAAAAATGCAAAAATACTTGATTTAAGACCTAGAACTGATGAAAAATCTTTAGACTTCATGATTGCAACTGCTAAAAAACAAGGAGTTGGTGTACCTACTCCACCAACTAAAGAAGCTATAAAGAAAAATCCTGAACTTCTTGAAGATTTCCTTATTGATTTCACTTGGACTGATAAGGAAATTTTAACAGAAACATTGGAAGAATTTGGTTATCATGGTGCTAAATGGGAAGAAGAATTCTTCATTCCAAAAAAACTATTAACAAGATCTCAAGCTTACAATCCTAAAACTTTAATGCCAATAAGTAAAAACATTCCTGCCCAAGAACTTCAAGCTGCTCAAAAGTTCTTTAGAGAAGAGGTTATTGAAAAGTACGGTAAAGGTTCTACTGGAGCAGTATTGAGAGGTGAAGAATCTGTTCAGAGTGCCATAGTTGCTGGTAAATTCTTTAGGCCAGGTCCTGCTGGTGAACAAGCCGCAGAAGAATTTATGAAAGTCATGGGTGATAATCCCACTGCTAAGACCGCCCTAAGAGAACACATAAATCAAACATTACTTGATAAGGCAGTTAGTCCTAGCACTGGAGATGTCACTAAAGCTGCCCTGAATAGATGGTTAAAAGTACATAGACCTGCTCTTAAAAAACTAGGAATGACAAGTGAATTCGATTCACTTGTAAAAGCGAGAGCTGCAGTAGATAAAGCTCTAGCATCTAGTAAAGAGTTTGAAAAGTCAGCAGCTTCTAGAGTTCTTAATGCAGATGTGAATGATGTAGTTAAACAAGCATTCTCCAAAGGTTCTAAAAAAGAAGCAGCAGAAGACTTAATAGCATTTATGAAAAAACCCAAACCATCAAGAGATGAGTTATTATATCATGCTACTGATATGACTGTTCCCCCAGGAGAATCACTAATTGATGGATATTTTGGTGGAAAGTATCATCTTGAGAATGAAATGCTTGAACCCTATGGAAGTAATTTATACGCTATTAAACCCCCAAAAGGAACAAAAATTCTTGATATAAGTGATGGATCTGAAGATGCATGGAAATTTATGGAAGAATATATGGAAAAAGCCGATCCTATTCCAGTATTAAAAGATGTTGGTATGCGGCACTTGTCATATAAAGATACAATTAAAGCAATAAAAAATAGAGATTCAGGGAGTAATGGGGCCTTTGAAGCTTTTCAAACATATTACATGGATACGTGGACAATACCACAAAAATTAAAATTAACAAAGGAAATGGGGTATGATATATTACACTTTGGTGATTTTGATGAATATTTAGTTCCTGAATCATTGATTAAAAAATCTCAAGCATTTGATGCTTTAACTCATGAACCAGTAACTGGTAAAATGAAACCAGTAAAAACTGCTGATATGTATGTAAGTAGAGGTAAGTTAAAAGGCTCTAACTTTGACGACTGGGTTGTTAAACAAGAACGTTTTGGTGAATATATTGATCCTAAAGCATTAGCTGGTTTGCAAAATGCAATGGTGGATGAAATCCTCACCGAGATTCCTTTGGAAGGGAATGTCAGTGAATTATTAACATCATCTAAGATGGCTGCTCAACTTAGGAAATATGATGCCGCTCTTAAGGTAGTATTTAAGGATAGTCCTGAAAAACTTAAGGCGATGCATACAGTTAGAAGAGCTGTAAAAGCCCTTGAGTATAAAACTGGTAAATCAGCAGGTGAAGGAGAAAAATATGCTACCAATGTTGTTACTAAAATAGCTTTTATATATGGACATTCAACAGCAGCAGTAGCAGATATAGCTAAAAAAACTGCTAATGTTTTTAGGGGCATGAGTAAAGAAAAAATTCACAAATATATCAACAGAGGTATTCTTGACCCCGAGGTCGCATTCAGTTTAGTAAGTGTGTCTCATGGAGGGTTAAGAAAAAAAGCTGTTCAAGGTATTACAAACAGTTTAATTCGGTTAGGATTGATAGCTCAACCAAAAGAAGAGAGGAGAAAGTGATGTCGAATCTTGTACAGTTAGGACCACAGTACTTTCCAAATACTGATGTTGGTACTCCTATAGGAGCTGGTAAACTTTACATAGGAGATTCTGATACTGATCCCACAATAATTGGGAATCAAAAAATTGTTAATGCTCTAAAAGAAGATGGCACTTTAGTTGCTATGTCCCAACCAATCAGTTTAAGTGCAGGCGGTGTTCCACTGTATAATGGATCTCCTGTTGCTTTATATGTAAGTGGAAACTATTCATTGACAATTCTTGATCTCAATGATGCTCAAGTTTATTATGTACCATACTCTTATAAGATTGATGGAGATCCATTTACCCCTGGTAATTTCTACTATCCAGATTATACAGAAGCAGATCAAGGTGTTACTGGTGATGAAACTACTGTAAAGTTTTTTGTTGATGAAATTGGAACTACAAATAAAGCCACCATATATCTTAGGCATAATTCAGGGAATGAATTTACTGATTACCTATTTTCTACAACTGAAATTATACCAGATAACATCACTCTAGAACGTGAGTCAGGTGCTAGAATTCTTGATGATGCTAGCAATGCTTCATTAGCAATTAATGGGCCTTTTGTTTCTCCAATTAATCATGCATTTGATTGGGGTAACGGTACGGGAGACTTAACATTTGATTTAGAATCAGCTTCTGAATACCATGTGGAATGGTTTCATTCTGGATCAGATTATGGGGTTTCTTTTACTACAGCAGTAGCGGCAGTTCCAATAGCAGCAACCATTAGGCTATTACCCAAAACGTATAATTTTACCACAGGGTTTTCAATAGACAAGAAATTAACAATTGCTATTGAAGGTGAACGAGCTGCAGTTTTTACAACTTCTGAAAGCATTACCATCTTAACAATCACCAAAAATGCAGCATCAGTTAGATATCAAACTATTCTTCGTGGAATTGTTTTTGTCGGTGGTAATACTAGTTTACATTTAGATCATGCTTTTAATGTAAGGTGTTATAATTGTGTATTTGCAAGTGCTACAGTTAAAGGAGTTATACTTACAGAAACATGGGATAGTACATTTATTGATTGTCGTATATCTGATATGGTAACAGGAGGTGGTGTAGGTATTTACTTTGACTCAGGTCCTGATGATAACTGTAACAATATTACATGGCTGGGTGGTTCAATTGAAACCATGGTTGGCACTATGATTCAAAGTGTACGGAATAATGCTGGTTCTACTGGAATAAACAGTATGATTCGTTTTTATGCCACTCATTTTGAAACACATTATTTTGCTACAAGAACGCTTAATCTTGAGGGATGTACTAACTGGAGTTTTGATAGTTGTAACTTTACAATAAATAAACAAGTTGCTGAAGGAGATGGTGATTTAATTACTCCAATTATTTTAGAAAGTAGCTCTAGAATTATGTTTAACAGCTGTGAATTTCAAATAATTGGCGTTGCAAATCAAGCTAATTGGCTTCCAATTTTTGATTTAAACAATGACAGTATTCAAATTAAAATAAGTCAATGCGGTATTACTGGAAATATGGCTCAATTCTCAGGTATTGAAGCAATACTTACAAACTCTGATTATAGATCTATAAATGTTACTAATCTTACTCTTGGTAATAATGATTGGCATGTTAATTTAAGTACTGCTATGAGACATGATTTTCTCAATGTAGATGATGGTGATGGAAATCAACGGTTTGGATTTCAACAACGTTATGGTAAATTATTTGGGCTAGATTGGACAACTGATTCGTGGGGTGCAACTAGAAGAGTAGTAGATTTTGATGCTACTGGTTGGTTAATTGGACCATATTCTGAAACTATTGCTAATGGAGCTACAGGATCATACACAATAAAAGGTTTTTCATATGCTAATGTTCAGGGAAGAGGTTGTGTTCTGATAACTGCTGATATACCTGATGAAGGCTGGGCTTTAGTATACAGTATTGGTACTAGTCTTTATACCATGAGTATTGGAGATCTTTTCACAAATGGGGGTGCAGCTGATCCTGTAGCTGCTGGTGATTTCAATATATGGATTGATAATGGTGCTTTAAAAATTAGGAATGATTATGGCACTGACCAGCACGTAACTGTAACTTTACTAGGAGGTTTTTTAACACCTTAATGCATTTAATAAAGCTGACTGAGTTGCATTCTTTCTCTTTAGAACGGATACTACCCTTTCATCTATGGTATCTTTCATAATTAAGTGATTAACTGTTACACTTCCAGCTTTTTGTCCTTGTCGTATTAACCTACCATTTAACTGTAAATAATGCTCTAAACTCCATGTTAATCCAAACCATAACATTATGTGACCACCAGCCTGTAAATTAACACCATGACCAAGACTAGCAGGATGGCATAATAATAATGGTATTTTTCCGTCATTCCATTCTTTAATGTATTTATTAGAATCAGCAATAGAAGTCCCTCCAACAATACAAGGGATGTCTCTTCCAACAATTTCATGTATCATTTTCCTTTCAAATTTAAACTGTATAGGACATAATATAGGTTGACCTGCAGCTGTTTCTAACAACTCCTTTAAAGCATCTATTTTAATCTGATGAAGTGGGTAAAATTTACCATCCTTTGTGTCAGTATATACAGCGCCTTGAATAAACTGTCTCAACTTCATAGATAATGCCGCAGCACTAAAAGCAGTAGATGAAGATTCTGTAAATTCTAAGAAGAAATTATCTTCCAGTTCTTTATATTGTTCTCGTAATTCTTTTGGTAATTCCAAAGAAATATCATTGTAGATAGTCTTTGGCATCTTTAGATAATCATTAACATCTAACCTGAAAGTAATTGGCTTAATGGCATCTCTTATTCGCTCATATGATCCCTTGCGGATAGTCGTTTTATAGAGTGGTGGACCAGTGTAACTGAAATATCTTCCACGGAAATGATAATAACTCTCAAGTAAACACCTACCTTTGTCTAGCATATAATATTGTGACCATAGTTCATGATAACCATTTGGTGATGGTGTTGCAGATAAACAAAGTCTGTAGTTACCCCATAGCGGAAACAATTTCTTTAATGTCTTAAATCTTATTGTAGATGGTGATTTAATCATAGATGACTCATCTATAATAAGAATTCGTTTAGTCCACTTTGTACGCTTTCCAACTATTTCTTTGGAAAACCATTTTATCCCATCATAATTAATCAATAGAACATCAGCTTTTGAGTTCCTAAATGTATAACTTTTATCAGACCCATGTAAAATATCATAGGTTAACTCAGGTGTCCATTTTTGTATTTCACTAGGCCAAGTATTATGGATAACCCGCAAAGGTGCAAATACAATTGCTGGCAATTTAGTTTGCTCAATAACTTTTAAAGCAACTGCAGTTTTTCCCAACCCCAGATCCATTGCAAGAAACACAGTTTTATTCTGTAAACAAAATTCTATTGCCCGTTCTTGATACTCATGTAACTTTAGCATTATTTACCTATGTACCAGTAAAAGAGTTTAAAAGAGATAAGAAAGAACCTTTATAAAATATTAGTAGGGCTCATAGGGCCTATCTAAAAAGTCTCTTTATTTGTCTTTGTATTTCTTCTAAATTCACCATTTTGTTTGTATCGAGCTTTTAAATTCTTAAAAGTTTTAAGTCTTAAAAGATTTAAAAGAAGAACGGCTTATTTCAAGTTTTTCCCGCATGAATTTTAGTACATCATCTACATGGTAATAATATCCCCGAGATGACAATCTACATGATGGGAGTTCTATTTGATCATTACTTTTCATATCTTTAAGGCGTTTAGTTGTGATACCCATAAGGTCAGAAAGTTCTTCTTCAGTGATCCATTCTTCATAAATCTTATCGAGAGCTCTCATTTAACTTCTCCATTCTACTAAGTTAAAACAGTCTGGATTCACACAATTATAGAATTTACAAAATTTACGTCTTGTAAGAATATCATTTTTATTTGGGTATTTCCAATATTTATAACACCATAAAATCTTTAGAGGATTAACATCAGAAAATTTATTTTTATATAAAACCTCAACTACAGGTTTATAATTTTCTGTAAAATCACCTTTCCAGAAAAGGTGTAAACCTCGGGGCTGTAAATATGTTGATATTTGTCTATAAACATCGTATTTTTCAAGGTCTCTTGATGTTATCACAATTCCTCCTCTTCTATATTAGCTTTGCCAAAGGAATCAGTTTCATAATTAGCTTCTAAGAACGCTATAACATCTTCATGGCGGTATAATACACACTTACTTGTTGGCTTTACAAACTCAATAAACCGCTTTTTACCATTCAAATGGAAGCTCCTTAGATCACGAATTCTTTTGGCATCGACACCAAAGAAGTCAGCTAACTCATTTTCTGTTAAGTAGTTTTCTTTTAGTCTATCAACAGCTTTTATCATTAATTCTCCTCTCTTCACCTAGACTACATATAAGTTTATGAATTGTAGGATATTCAGTGATAAGTGCTTTTATGGTTTCAATGTTTGAATTTAAAATGAGGTCATTAAGCTCATCCAGCAAAGCTGTGTCTTCAATACCCCGTTTAAGTATAATAAAAACTACTTGTGAACTTGTTTCCATTCATTCTCCTTGGTCTTTGTCAGGTCTAAATCCTACAAATCTAGCATGTCTCATGTTACCATCATCAGTTTCTTCCATATATGCTATTTCTATTATCTTTTTGATAATCAAAAGAGGACTATCATAAAAATCTTTACGTTGTTTATCACTCCACCCACCACCAACTCGGTTTTGTTTACCTTTAAATAAAACTATAACTCCACCCATTTGTCCTACATATTTACCTTTACCCTCATAAGTACCAACAACTTCCAGATCAACTGTATTTAAGTTTTTCATTTTCATCCAGTTGTAAGATCTAGTTCCTTGGTAAATATAGTCATATGGTTTAATAACAGCTCCTTCATATCCTAAGCCACGACATTTTTTATAAAATTCCATGACTTCAGATTCATTATGAAGAAGTTTATGGGATACTTTATTAATATCTTTACCAACTTCATGTAAGTCATCCATCATAGCTAAGCGTGATATAAATGGTTCTCTTATTGTTGGTAGTTCAAAAATATTAAAGGTAGCATTTGGGGTTAACTCGTTACTTCTAATCCACCCAGAACCAATTTGGAATGATACTCCAGGAACCGTAAGTTCACCATCAAGCTCTTCTGCGATCCCCCTAAGTTGATGCTTCAAATGATTAAGACCAATATATGGATGACCATTACGAGAATAGAAAATATCATTTTTAAATTTAGCACGAACTCCATCAATTTTAGGAGAACCAAAACATGGGAATTTTAGTCTATTAGCTTCAAATAGTTGAGCTAACATAACATCATGAATAGGAATTAGTCCAGGAAAAGCTTTATTAATAGACTTAGCACCCATGCCCATCCGTAGATCTTTATTCAAGATTCTTTTGAATAGTTCACTTGATCTACGAGTCATTCCTTGAGTGATTGAATTAACCATTTCTTGGGCTCTATTTCCTGATATTTCTCTTGTTGACAGCATTCTTAAAAATTCCCAAGTTGCACTATCAAATTGAAAATTGCCTCTTCCTACTTTACATTTTGTGATATGGTATTTAGTATAAGGATCATAAGCAGCAAGCAAGTATTTTTCAATGTTTTGCACCCGTAAAAATGCCTGCTTTGACATACCACTAAGATCAGCTACTGCACAAATTGTTTCATACGTATCATCACTTGATTGCATGTTTTTCTAGCTCCTCTCGAGTTACTTCATAAAGTGTATCTACCATTTCTTTGGAATCGATAACCAATACTTTTTGACCAAGTTCTCGCAAATAGTTAATAACTTTCCATTGTAATGGTGATGGTTTTTTTCCGGTCGCTTTAAGTTCAACAAAAACAAGTCCACCATGTGGAATAATACATAAACGATCAGGAACAGCTCTGTTATTAGCAGATGAGAACTTAAATGCTTTACCACCCAGCTTTGCTATGGCTTTAACGAGATGCTGTTCAATATCTCGTTCTAGATGTTTATTCAATTTTTTCATCTAATCTCCTTTGAAATTTCTGAGGTAAATCCACCCAATTTTTCAAAACGTGCTTTAAAAATTTCCCAGTATGGTTTTGTTTTGTCAAAGTATTTATGACCTGTTGGACTAAATCTTGACATCTTAGCCATTTCTAATTGAGACATACTATAGATATCTTCAAAAGCTGAATCTAAATACACAGTTTCTCCATCCTTAGTTTTCATTTTCCCTGTTGGTT